TGGTGAGGGTCGCGAGGTTTTTAATATCCTCCGCCACCCGTGGCCATCATATCTTGAGAAGTTATGTGATCCGCCCCGCTGACCATCAAGTATCTCAGACAATCAATTTGATCCTTAAAATGTTCAGCCCTTGATTGTCCGGTATATTCCATCATTGAAGTAATCGTATTTTCGCATTGATCGGAGACGTACAACTTCGGTCTGTTCTCGTCCGTCATTTCCTCCGTATCGTTCCACGATAGCGCATCATTGATTTTCGCGATTCCCGATTCGATCTCCACACCGGGAGCGGGACGCATGACGAATCCCAAGTTCGCCATAGTCGTAATGATATTGCTCTCGCCCTCTTTCTCCCTGACCGTAGCCGAACCCATTCGGGGGTCTACGATTCGTTCGAATATGTCCTCCTCGTTCTCCAAGTCCTCGAAATGCTCCTTGTATTGATTATATCCCCAACCGAGCGGACGCTGGGCGGGACCGGGCTTACCCACGCTCTTGCCCACTCCATTGACGTGTGGTAATGCCCATTGTCCAAAGGTTGAATCGGGAAACTCTCGGTATACGTATATGCTACCGTCCCGCATAACGCCCGCCCATATGCATACCCACGGTTTCGAACCACCGGGATCGGCAACGAAGTAGCGGGTAACGGGAACCTGATCATTTTGTATGAATGGAATCTTTTCGTGCGGGACGACGTTGACCTCCCGATTGAACTTTGGAAAGCGACCCTCAACCGCCTTGCTCGGAATCCCATACAACCTCGCAAGCTTGACCTCCATAGGTTGTTTGGAATATGTGCGGACAAGTTCCCGTCCGTCAATGAACGGACTATCCTCCGACCAAAAATAGTGAATGCGACAGTCAGGCCAGTTTGCGGAGATTTGTTCGATGGGAAGTTCGCGACCAAGTAATTCGCTATATCTCTTTTCCACGGTCTCCGCGCCCTTCAGTAAGCTATTGATCAATGGTGTCCAACCTTGCAAAGTCGTAAAGGTCAGGAGCAAACGACCGTGAAAATCAACCGTTCGTCCGAGCAAAGTGTTGAATATCGCTTCGGGAACTTCCTCGTCCAAATGAATACAATGCGCAGACCAACCCTCAAATATCTGAGGGTCCGCCATATACTGGCGATAATTATTGAAGTAAATGGTCGATCCGCGCTCAGCGCCGGGATGCGTGGGTGGCAATATCGCCTTGGCGGAATTAAATCCATTCTTCTGAGAATATTGCAAAGAATGAGTCTCACTCTTTTTCCTGGTTCGCTTATAACGCATAGGAAGGTTTTGATACACCGTCTTTTGCGCATCCTGTATGCTTCTCTCCTCAGTCACGTGCATACTGCGAATCTCAGCTTCGGGAATCATTTGCGCCAAGTGTACGACCATGCGTGATGCGAACATGGTCTTTGAACTCCGGTTACCGCCCAAAATGACGTGTATCTTATCCTTGTCCCATCTGTCCATCACCCTGCGCCAACCGGGCAAAGTCCATCCCCACTTGATCGGATCTTCCTTTTCGCTACTTGGTTGATCAATCATTAAGCGGCTCAGGATCTCCGCCCGTTCCTCAGGCAATGCGTCAATCTCGGAATCGCTCAATGCGCAAGCGAGTTCGCCCTTTACAAACTTCAAATCATCCGTCCAAGGAATCCCGAAGTGAGCATCAACTTCGTCTGCGTAGGTTATTCTAGGCATTTATCCCCTCGCCTGAATCTCCATACCCACTATGATCGCTTCTTCAAGCGTTTGGACCGGGATTTCGTTAACGCTCCAGCCTTGCGTATTCGTTCCAACGCCTCTTGGTCGAATTTTGACGGTGTCGGACCCAACCTTCTCAAGTCGCACGGTACATATTCGCGAACTGACAACGGTATTGCTCGACCGTATTTTTTCCAATAAATCGGATTCCATCCCTCCGGCACTTTCATTCCTCATGCTTTTTCTTTCTCTCCTCGCACAAATCCTCGTACAATTCGCAACATCTGCGCTTCAGTCCCAAATTTTCCTCTTCCAACTTTCTATTTCTCAAGATCAATTCTTCCTTTTCCACGACCAAACGACCAACCCATTGGGGCCAACCTTCCATCTTCTTACCCGTGGATTTGTAAAGATTCATTCGTCCAAATCAATATCGCTGGAAAAATCAACCACGTCGTCGTCAAAATATTTATCGACTCCCTTGGTCACGCACTTGATCAATTGAGTATCGTCCAGGTCGCTCTCCTCGCTCCATCTCCTGAGCAATGAAGCAACTTCATTGACGACTTGTTTACTTGCCCGATCCATAACGCCAATTCGGACGACTCGGCATCCTTCTCTTTTCATCCGTACGGATTGCAATAAGCTTGCCATTCTTATCGCGTGCATATCCGCCATCCTCCGCCCGTAGGAACTCCTTCACCTTATTCTTCGACCAAAAACGTTCCCATCCGCGCAACGCTTCATTCGGGTTGAGTACGCCCTCACTCCTCCTCTTCTTCCTCATCGTATTCATCCCGTGTCGTGAAGGGATAACTCTGATATCCCAAAAACTCGCCCTCATCCTCAATCTTCCAGTAATGACCGCGCCTTTTTTGCCGATCCTTCCATAACTCCTCGGAGTAGTCGTCTTCGTCATTCATAAAAATATCCCGCCTATGCGTTTGCCCAGCCACTCGGCCACGTTCACGGTGACCGCATTTCCCATTGCCTTGTACCTCGGACCATCCGCTTGTTTGACCACCTTTCCGGTCGCCTTCCACTCGTTGCCCTCAAGGACAACTTCCATCTTTTCCGAAGTCCACCCATCGGGGAATCCCTGCAAACGCTCGCATTCGACGGGGGTGAGTCTGCGGACGGTTAGGTTTTGAGTGACTGCGGGGGTTATGTTTCCACTATCTTTCGCCCCACTTTGTAATGTTGGGGCAACTCCGCTCTTGTCCATAATTCTTGCCCTTTGGGTATCCCAAGGGGTGCTTAACGCCACACCCACGCCTTCCCCGCCTTGCTGACTGCGCAAAGTCACCGATACGTCCTCGGATGCCTTGGGGGTGACGTCTCCGTTCCATGAGCAGACTGCGGGTTCTCTTCCTCCGCCTGTCATGCAATTTAAAGAAGGACTTACGACTTTCTTTATATCACCTGTAACTCTTGGCGGTCCATCTAAACTCTTAGGCTCAAAGGCAATGCCTTCTTGCTCATAAGCAACCCCATGTTTGTCCAATCCATTAAGGGTAAATGCTACATCCTTATTTACTCCGCTACCTTGCGAACTCTGCGAAGTCTCTCCACCTCCTTGGAGGCAGTAGGTTTCTTTTTGTTCGCCTTGCACCGCCAAAATCCTACCCGTATAAGCATCTTGCCCATTTAACCCTCCGCCCATATGCGCCCCATCGGATAGAGTGCCTACGATGTCTGATTCTGCAATAGCGCCACCCTCTCCAACGCCTTTTGTAGCATCTCCGGCAGTTCCTTGTCCCGCTTCTCGGCCCGGCGGAGGATGCCCTGGCAGGCTTTCGGTGACAGCGAGTATTTCATCGACGGATTCTCCTCCAAAATCTGAGACAATGAACACGCGCTTCCGTCTTTGGGCCACACCGAAATATTGGCTGTCGAGTAACCGCCATCCCGTTTCACAAGCCCCGCAGTCGAGTAACTCTCGGATGCACCTTGCAAGTGCGACACCATCATCTGCGGAGAACAATCCCGCGACATTTTCCGCCACCGCAATGCGTAACCCGCATCCTCGGGCGCGCAGTTCCCGAATAAGTCTAGTTGCTTCATAGAATAATCCTGATCTTTGGCCATCTAATCCCTCCCTCTTTCCGGCTACGCTCAAATCCTGACACGGAAAGCCGTATGTTATAAAATCCGCATCGGGCAAATCATCCGCCGATACTCTCGATACGTCGCAAAACAATGGAACGTCAGGCCATTGACGCTTCAATACGCCAGCCGCATTCCCGTCCCACTCGACCTGAGCGACGCATTCATGCCCAGCCCGCTCCATGCCAAGGTCAAATCCTCCAACCCCAGCAAATAAACTTATGAATCTAGCCACGCACAACCTCCCATCCACTCTCCGCCTTCTTCAACTTAACCTTGTCGCCAATGAAGTATTTATTTGGCTTCGCGCGAAACCAGCCATGACTACCATCCGGAAATTCAACGTCGTACCGATACGGATTCTTAGGCTTGAAATATACCCGCCCAATCAATTCCTCCGCATCCCGAACCCGCTTCTCAACCTCCCGGACCGGAGCAACCACGTCCTCAATCATTTCTCCAATCTCTTCCAACTCTCCAACCCGCGCGCGTTCACCAAGCATTCTGTTAATCTCAGCTTCCATTTTCTTGGTCACGCGGTTGCCGTACACGCAAACCCGCATAGTTGACTCCTTCACTCCAATGCTCCTCGCAAATTCATCCATTGAAACGTCCAGCCTTTCCAACGACTCCCTCAATTCCTTCCCATCCATATCCGCTCCCTTGTGCAGTTTATCATGGACAAGTCAATCACTTTCCAATAAAAACTTAAAACCATGCCGAAAGGAATACCAAAAGACCTAGAACCCTTCGATGAGAAGCTAAAGGATAAGGTAATCAGGTCTGCCGCCAAGATCGCACAACGCAAATCAAGGCCAAAGACCGAAGCCGACAATATGGAACTCTCTCCAAAACAGGAAAAGTATAGGAATCGAATACACAACGCGCTCCGCTACGGCCTGGAAATGAACGAGCAACAATTCCTAAACGCAGTACAAAAAAAACTGCAACACATGGTATCCGACTCCCTCAACGATCTTCATGATTCAATCGAAAGAATACCACCGCAAAACAAAGCGTATGCGGTGGGCTTGCTCTTCGACAAACTAATGACCGTATCAGGACGTCCAACCAATATAACCGCGTCTGCAAACGTGAAACTCGGAGCTTCCGATATGTCACCCGATAAAGTCCGCTCAATCCTAAAGGGAGCGAAGGAGGCCGCCGAGTCCATACCATCACAAGCGTCCGAGGACAAAGTCATCGAGGTAAACCCAAGCGAGGACAAACGGTAACCTCCTACGTCTTTTCCGAACTTTTCGCAAGGGCTGACCAGGTCTGCGAATAAGGCGTTATAGCGAAAAATTTCGTGGGGGGTGTGATGATAATATATAAATTAACGCAAGAGGTGCCGGACCCCCGCCCCCCCGGCCGTCGCGACGTGCGACGCGCGTCTTTTTATGCGGATCGCAGTTCACGCGGTTCCAATTAGACATAATACATATTGTGCGAAGTTAGGAATTGTATGTTTGCGACAAAATTATGCAAAAATATAATATTTTTACGGTTTTGTCAAAAATGGCACAAATTTGAGCGGATCGCTGGCAAGTTTGCGCAATCGAATCGCTACATATCAACGCATCATGATATCTTGATACGTATTGCGCGCACGTATTGGTTAATGAATGCATGGGGATGAAATGAATTCTCCCTCTCATTTCCAAATATGGAATCCGCATTTCCAAATATGGAAGAGTGATTGGCGGAAATTGAATGCAATACTCTCGTGTTTCATTTGATTTTGGGCGAGCAACCCGCAATTTTTTTTGCCCAATTAAACACTGGGCTCAATCACTATTTTACGCTTTTGTAATTATATACTTGACCCGTTTTCCTAATTCAATAATTTGTAATGCTGTCGGAGCAATTAAGTTCCAGCGAAGATAGGAAGATTACTAATATGGATTACTACGAATCAGCGGAAGACATAATAATAACGCGTGCAAGGGCCCTGCGTGAATTGGAACTCCATCACTGTGGAGACATCGAAGAATTCTTTGAGGACTTGGGTGACAAGGAAGAATATAATGCCCAAGAGGTCTTGATTTGGCTGGGCTATTAATTACTAACAATGAAAGAAATACTAAAAATGAAAACGATAATACAAACTCCAAAGGACGAATGCACTTATTTATGGGATGCATCCATTAATACTAGCGCTTGGTTGACCAATTTATTTGGCGAGCCATTAGATTTGGACATTCCCAACGAAGCTTGGGATGACGATCGATCGGTGCGCGCGCTTTGCGAGAACCATGCATCCGTAGAAGCCAGTGAATCCATTAGGCTTGTTAGCGCCATGCGGGATAATGTTTACAATAGGGAAAACGATTTTGACCAAGTTTTCACGTTTTCGGTATACTCAACAATTAATGACGCGGATGAGTGGTTTTATGGCAATGATGCAGTTTACATTGCAGTTTGCTTACATTTAGGTGGAGACGTACGCGGGAATTACGGGAATGTCCAGGTATTCCGATGCGATGATACAGACAAAGCGCTTAATTTTTTAAATTGGGTGATCAGTTGGTACGTTGTTCGCGCAAGTGATGGCGAGCCAATTGAGCAAAATGATCGATTCCAAATTGGTTTCGCGCAAAATCCAACAAGTGAACTGGAATCTGCACTGGATGGAGATTGCGATGAAAATGGGGAATGGAAAGAGGGCGCTTTTCACGCCAAAATCGATGGCGAAGAAGTCATTTGCTACCCGGAAATTAGAGCATTATGAAAATTCTAACGGCTGGTAATGCAAAAATAGTTAAGGGTGAACGTTTCGGCTTTATGACGCGGGGCATTCATTTTGCTCCCGCAACGTTAAGCGGGCACAACGTTTGCGCTTGGGCTTCGCAAGGATGCGCAATGGCATGTTTGAACACAAGCGGTCACGGACAACGCAAATCCGTTCAAGATTCGCGCATTGCAAAGACTCGCGCGTTTTTTGCAGACAAGGAAGGTTTCCTTTGCAAGCTTGTAAAGGAGATTGAAAGCGCCGTCAAAAGCGCAAAGCGTAAAGGATTGATCCCATGCTTTCGCTTAAACCTAACGAGTGATTTGCCATGGGAAAATATCCGTTGCCATGACGGACAAAACGTTTTCGAGAAATTTCCTGATCAAATTTTTTATGATTATTCGAAAAGCTACAAACGCGTGGAAAGATATCTAAACGGAAAAATGCCAAAAAACTACCACCTTACCTTTTCGCGTAGCGAATCAAATGACAAGCATGCGCGCTTGGTTTTGGCCATGGGTGGAAACGTCGCGGTTGTCTTTCGTAATCACTTGCCCAGTAAATGGGAAAACAGAAACGTGATCGATGGCGATGAATCCGATTTGCGATTCAAAGACCCGCATGGCGTTGTCGTTGGCCTTGTTGAAAAAGGAGATGCCAAAAAGGATGAATCCGGCTTTGTTGTAAACACATAAGTAAAGGAGAAAGAAAAATATGAATTATGATTTATTAGTGATGATTTTACCGTGGGTTTTCCCGCTTTGGATAATGCTTGCGGATTTATTCAAATAAAAGAGAGGAAACTAAGGAGAAACTAGCATGAGCTACAAAAAAGAACACCCCGATTGGATTGCACCAAGTGACTTTCGCTTGGATGAGTTGGAGAAACTGGGATTTGAGGATATTTCATGGCACAACGATGGTTGTCCATTCTTTGAGAATGAGGAACACGGAATTAATCTTCATGTGGATTACCAAGAAGAAATGAGCGATGCACCAAGTAATCCATTTATGAGGTATCACTTGTTTAGATACGACTACGACATTGAGACTAAGGAGTACGATCAAAGCGGATGGGAGGCGGACTTGCTTATCTCATCCAATATCTTCGCGGATATTATCAAAGCAATAAAGGAGAAACTAGGATGATCCACGCATCACAATTATTCCCAATCGCGATGGATCGTATCCACGATCATTTGGAACGTGGTCACGCAAACCGGACCGCAAAGGCGCAAGCCTTGTTGGATGCGTTTGAAGAAGGAGAGCGGAAAGGCGGGAAGCGTGGGGGACGCGGGACGAACGATCGCGGAGCGATCCGCGATAAGAGTAACGCGGAGCGCGCGCGAGGGCAAATGGAACTAGGCCTATGATTTATAGCGTTTACAATATTGCTTGACATGCATTTGGGTTTTCATTTGAATGCAATTTTCCGCAATCAAGCGGACAAAGAAAGAAAGGAATTAACGTGAATATATATACAAAATTGAGAGAGGGCTATACGCTTGCCAAGACTCCCAAGCAACTCGAAAGAGTTGAGGAATGGCACAAAAAGATTGATGCAAGAGTTGAGAAAATCAATCGAATGCTTGATGAAATACTCAAGCCAAATCCGGAGATTGAGCGGATTCGCAAAAAACTATTAAAAAATTAAACCCAAAAGAAAAGAATATATATATTATGAGAGATGACATAGAACAAATCATCGCAGATAGCGATGGACTGAGCCATTTGAGCGATGGCGAGATAATACAAACATGCGAAACACTCGCGGAAGTTTTTTCAAACGTTGGTGTTCGAGAAATTAATGACCTTATCGCATTACTAGATCAAGCAAAAGAGAAAGCGGAGTTTTGAGCATGAACGATACAAAAGAGAAACGCGCCACATTTACGCCGGGACCGTGGGTAATATCATGCATTGATGGAGTTGAGGATTCGCTCATGGTTGGGGGCGGACATGATGGAAGCGATATTGTCGTGGACGTCCGCACATATGAGAACGATATTCTCAATGCGCAAGCGGAACTGTATGATGATATTCCCGCAATGCGTTCATGCGATCATGCGCATGGTGATTGCACCGAAAGCTTGGACAAGCACGAGAAAGAAGTAAGGGAACGCTTGGCGGAGTTAGAAAGTAAAGAGAAAGAGGTTAAGGCCAACGCGCGATTGATCGCTTCTGCGCCGGAAATGTATGAATTGCTAAGAGATATTTTAGTAGAATATGAAGCGGAA